GCGAGAAGGATGGATTGAAACGTGGAGACACAGAAACAGAACAACTATTAAGTATTCTGTATTTAAGACATCGTTTAAATGCTCACAAGTAATAAGTAGGATATATAGAGTCTTACTGGGTGAAGAAGATTTACCTACTTCCGAGAGAAGTGTTTTCTATAATAATACAACATATACTGACAAGGTTTTTAATAAATCTATAGATGATATGATAAAAGATAAAGACAGATAAAATTATGCCAAACTTTAACGGAAATAGCGGTGGTGGACCATCGGCGATGAAAATGTACGGAAAAGGTAAAAACCCTATTAAGATGAAAGATGCTAAGCCAGACTACATTGACATAGATAAAGATGGTAACACAACTGAGTCCATGAAAGATGCGGCTTCAGGCGCTAAAATGTATGATAAAGGATCTATGGCTAAAAAATACGGTCACAAGAAATAAATGGGATTCAAACTAGGAAAAGAAAAAGGCTTTCAAGCAAATAATGGTGAGATTAAAACTAAGTTAAGTTTTAGACGAAACCAACAAGCCGCTATTCCTGGAACGCCTATTATACCTATGCCGCTTGAAGAAAACATTATGGGCGAAGCTAATATGGATGGAACTATATTTGTAAGTAATAAGCTTGATCCTGATAGTTCTGAATACAGACAAGTGGTTAATCATGAGATGAGACACGCTACGGATATGAAGTTAGGTAAGTTGGCTTATGATGATGATCATATCATGTACAATGGAGAGAGATTTGAAAGGGAAGATATAGACGGAGTAGATTCAATATTAGTAGATGGTGAATGGAAGGAAGCTGGAGATACTGGTTTTCCTTGGGAGGATGATGCAAACAACGGAAACGATATATAATGAGTATATTAACAAAATTACTATCAGGTGGCGCTGCTAAACTTGTAGAAAGCGTAGGTGGAGTTATAGATAACCTACATACATCTAAAGATGAAAAGCTAGCAGCTGAACTAAAGATTAAAGAGCTTGTAGCAAGTTATGAAGCAGAAATGCAAAAACAAGTAACTGAGCGTTGGAAGATGGATATGCAATCCGATTCATGGCTTAGTAAAAATATAAGACCACTAGTTTTAATATTTCTAGTAGTATCTACGATACTGTTAGTTTTTATTGATGCTGGTGTCATTGCTTTTGAGGTTAAGTCCTCATGGGTTGACTTATTACAATTAGTATTAATAACAGTGATCGGTGCCTATTTTGGCGGTAGATCAATAGAAAAAGTAAAAAAATAAATATGAAAACAAGTTATTTTAATTCATCACTAATAAAACCATTAGTTATAGCTTCAGCTCAACACGCGGCTTTTAACGACGGTGAAATCGTGTTTGACTGGACGGGGTTTGAAATACCAAGAGGATCAGCAAAGCTACTAGGTGCAACAATAAAAATTAGAGCAAAAGGTGATGCTGGTCAAACGGTACAGCCAGCCGGTGTAGATTTATTATTTGCTAAGGGACCAGTGCCCGATGCAACGCCAACAACACTTGGAACAGCTGGCGCTGAGGTTACTAACTTTGCTTCAACTGATATAGTAGGTGCAATGCCTTTTGGCGCTGCAGATGCTTTTGGTTTAAGAACGCTTTACCAATCAACAGTATCTTCTTCTGAGTTAGTGCTTGAGCCTAATGGCAATAGTGGCGCTAATGTTGGTGTGGATAAGTTTTATGTAGCTGGACTAGCGGCTGGAGCCTTGGACTTTAGATCAGCGCTTACGGTAAACGAAACTGGTTTTAGCGCCGCTGCTCAAACGGAAATAACTACTGCTGATTTAGATCCTAGACTAAACCTTGTAACTGGAGACGTTATACACGCTCAAGATGATGCGGTACTTGGTACTATTCTCACTGTAGACAGTGCAACACAAATAACTTTAACGGCAGCAAACACAGCTGCTATAGCAGATGATGATGTTTTATACAACATAAATCCAATTGAGATTATATTACATTTTCAAAAATAAACAATTAACTTAAATTAAATTAAATTATGGCAACAACAAAAACAAAAGGTACAAGTAAAAAAATTAAAGAACTCAAAGGTGTTAAGCCTGAAAAAATAACTGAGAAACAGTTAGAAAAAGTTCAAAGCGTTATTAACGAAATAAACAGAACCCAAATGGAGGTCGGGCAAATGGAGACTAAAAAACATGCTATGTTACACCACGTAACAGTGTTGCAAGAGCAAGTTGGAGAAATAAAAGATGAGTTTGAAAAAGATTACGGTACTGCTGACGTAAACATTCAAGATGGAACTATAAACTATCCGGAAAATGGCGAAGCTGATAAGAAAGATTAGTATTGGCAAAGATTATAAGAATGACGCTATGCACTATGCCGTGGGGCAAGAAGTGTATGGTGGTCATACTATATGCGATATACTAGAAGAAGAAAACAAATTTTCTGTTTATATTAAAAAAGGTAAAGATGTTTTACCTTGGAAAGACTTTAATAAAAACATGGCTGTATCTGTAGAATATAACCTACAGTACTAATGAAAAGCATTCGTGATTTTGTTGTATCACCAAAAGGAGGGAGATACAATAATACTAAGAAACTAGATGGCGGAGAGCTTATACTAAACACTGAGATTTATAACCACGAGTATGTTAATAGAGAAGCAACTGTAGTATCTACTCCAATATTAGGTCATGCTGAGATAATGAGGGGCGACACTGTTTTGGTGCATCACAACGTGTTTAGAAGATGGCACAACGTAAAAGGGGTTGAAAAGAATAGTAGAAGCTACTTTAATGAATCAACTTACTTTATAGGTGAAGATCAAATCTTTTTATACAAAAGAGATGAAGAGTGGATTTGCCCTAAAGGATATTGTTTTGTAATGCCACTAAAAGCTGTAGATCAATTTAACATTGAATCTGAAAAACCTTTACAAGGTATCGTTAAATATTCTGACGGTACAGTTGAAGTAGACGATCTAGTTGGTTTTAGACCAAGTAGTGAATACGAGTTTATCGTTGATGGCGAAAGACTATATCGAGTTAAATCTAATTTTATTACAATCAAATATGAACATCAAGGAAACGAAGAGGAGTATAATCCAAGCTGGGCACAAAGCAGTGGAGGAACTGATAAAAGTAGCTAAAGAGGCTATTGTAGATTCAGATGATGATTTAACAGCAGATAAACTTAAGAACGCAGCAGCAACTAAAAAACTAGCTATATTTGACGCATTTGAGATACTTAACAGAATCCAAGAAGAAGAAGACTTGCTTGAGGGTAAAACACCTGAAGAGGCAAAGGAAAAAACTTTTAAAGGATTCGCAGAAGGTAGATCTAAGTAATGTACGAGCAAAGTTTAGTTAAAACGGTTGAGCCAATAAAAAAGACTACTATTAGTAGACTTAACAAGGGTAAGAAGTGGAAATACGGTTACGACAAAGAGCATGACGTTGTTGTTTTGTCTCACAATGGTCAGGTGGGAGAAATTATAGAAATACAAAGTTTAGTGATCGCTTTACCTAAGGTACCTAAGGATGTGTATAGCAACATAAAAAACAAATGGGTTAAGTTTGATCAACCGAAAGAATTAGAACGCTTAAAAAACATATTTGACTGGAGAAGTTATCCGGAAAGCAATAAAGAAAAATGGCACGATTATATAGACGAAGAATTTAGAAGAAGAGAAGAAGGATTCTGGTTTATGAATGATGGTAAACCAACCTGGATAACTGGTACGCACTACATGTACTTACAATGGAGTAAGATAGATGTAGGCGCTCCAGACTTTAGAGAAGCAAATAGATTGTTTTTTATATTTTGGGAGGCTTGCAAGGCGGACAAAAGATGTTATGGTATGTGTTATCTTAAGAATAGAAGATCTGGATTTTCTTTTATGTCCTCGGCTGAAACTGTTAATTTAGCCACTCTTGCAAGTGATAGTAGATATGGAATACTATCTAAATCAGGTGCTGATGCTAAAAAAATGTTTACCGACAAAGTTGTCCCTATATCAATCAACTACCCATTCTTTTTTAAACCTGTACAAGATGGTATGGATCGTCCAAAATCCGAGCTTGCTTACCGTGTACCTGCTAGTAAGTTTACTAGAAAAAAGATCACGGCAAACGAAAAACTTGAAGATATACAGGGATTAGATACAACGATTGACTGGAAAAACACTGGAGACAATAGTTATGACGGTGAAAAACTAGCTCTTCTAGTACATGATGAAAGTGGTAAATGGGAAAGACCTGATAACATATTAAATAACTGGAGAGTTACAAAAACATGCTTACGATTAGGTAGTAGAATTATTGGTAAATGCATGATGGGATCAACTTCAAATTCATTAGACAAAGGTGGGGAAAACTTTAAAAAACTATACAACTCTTCGGATGTCACAAAGCGAAATAAAAACGGTCAGACAAAGTCTGGTCTATACTCTTTGTTTATCCCAATGGAATGGAACTACGAAGGATTTATTGATGAGTATGGAGTTCCAGTATTTACTACTCCTGACGTCGACAGATTCGCTCCAGACGGTGAACTAATAGATGTAGGTGTAATAGATAACTGGCAGAACGAAGTAGATGGTTTAAAAGAAGATCAAGATGGTTTAAACGAGTTTTACCGCCAGTTTCCTAGAACTACAGAGCACGCGTTTAGAGATGAAACTAAAGGAAGTATATTTAATCTTGTTAAGTTGTACGAGCAAATAGATTATAACGAAGAAATGTCAAGAACACTAGGAGTTACTCAAGGTAATTTTCAATGGGTTAATGGCATTAAGGATTCTCAAGTTATATTTTACCCAGATCCAAAAGGTAGGTTTAAAGTTAGTTGGGTTCCATCTCAGCAACTACAAAACAGAGTTGTACTTAAAAATGGTATAAAGTATCCTGGTAACGAGCATATGGGTGCTTTTGGTTGTGATTCATACGATATATCAGGAACAGTAGATGGCGTTGGATCTAAAGGGGCTTTACACGGGTTAACTAGATTTTCAATGGAAGATGCTCCTGCAAACAGTTTCTTTTTAGAATACTTATCTAGACCACCAACAGCTGAAATGTTTTTTGAAGATGTTTTAATGGCTTTAGTGTTTTACGGGATGCCAATATTAGCAGAGAACAATAAACCTCGTCTTCTGTACTACTTAAGACGAAGAGGATATAGAGGGTTTAGTATGAATAGACCTGATAAAATATGGAACAAATTATCTGTAGCAGAAAAAGAAGTTGGTGGAATACCTAATTCAAGCGAAGATATAAAACAAGCACATGCCGCTGCAATAGAAATGTATATCCAAGATCACGTTGGTATAAAGCAAGATGGAACTCATGGAGATTGTTACTTCAATGAGCTCTTAAACGATTGGACAAAGTTTGATATAAACAAAAGAACAAAGCATGATGCATCTATAAGTTCTGGTCTAGCTATTATGGCTAACAATAGACACTTGTATGCGCCAAACGCAAAGGTTGAAAAACCTAAGTTAAATATAAACGTTTCTAGGTACACAAACACTGGAAATAATTCACAAATAATCAAGTAATAAATATGTCGTATTCTGGTAATAAAAGTTATTTTCCAAGTCAAACAGTAAGCGATGCTGAAAAGCTAAGTTATGAATATGGTTTAAAAGTAGGTAAGGCTATAGAGCAAGAGTGGTTTAATAACGACAGAGGTTCTAATAGATATCAATCTAACCACAATGATTTTCACAATTTAAGGTTGTACGCTAGAGGCGAGCAGTCTATCCAAAAGTATAAGGATGAGTTATCTATAAACGGTGATTTGTCCTATTTAAATTTAGATTGGAAACCAATTCCTATTATTTCTAAATTTGTTGATATAGTTGTTAACGGTATTGCCGAAAGAACTTATGATATAAGAGCGTTTTCTCAATCACCTAATGGTGTTGAAAAAAGAACTAATTATATGGATGATATTCTGCGCGACATGCAGATGAAAGAGTTTAACCAAGAAGCAAAACAAAGGTTCAATGTAGATACTACACAAAGTGCAATGAAAGAGCTGCCTGAATCAGAAGAAGAACTAGGTATTCATATGCAACTAACTTACAAACAAAATGTTGAGTTAGCTGAAGAGCAAGCGTTAAACGTGTTGTTTAGAGGTAGTAATTATGAGCTCATAAAGAAAAGATTCTATCATGACTTAACTGTTTTAGGTATTGGCGCTGTAAAAACAGGGTTTAATACATCTGAAGGCGCTGTTGTTGATTATGTTGATCCAGCCAACTTAGTGTATTCTTACACAGACTCTCCTTATTTCGAGGATATATACTACGTTGGAGAAGCAAAAACTATACCTGTAAATGAGCTAGCAAAACAATTTCCTCACTTAACAGAAGAAGATCTAAAAGACATAATGAAAAACAAGTCTACTAATAGATCCAACTACAACTCTACACATACGTATGACAAGGAGGATAACAACACTATTCAAATTTTATACTTTAATTACAAAACCTACATGAATGAGGTTTACAAGGTAAAAGAAACTAGTAGTGGTGCAGATAGGATTATACCAAGAGACGATCAGTATAATCCACCAGAAAATAAAGAAGGTGGATACGGTAGGATGCTAAGATCTATAGAGTGTCTTTACGAGGGCGCTATGATACTAGGTACTGATAAATTGCTTAAATGGGAAATGTCTAAGAATATGATGAGACCTAAAAGCGATTACACTAAAGTTAAAATGAATTACTCTATAGTAGCACCAAGAATGTATAATGGTAAAATCGATTCTTTAGTAAAACGCATAACTTCTTTTGCAGACATGATTCAGTTAACACATCTAAAACTCCAACAAGTATTATCTAGAATGGTTCCTGATGGGGTTTATCTTGATGCTGATGGGTTAGCTGAAATAGATTTAGGTAATGGAACAAACTATAACCCACAAGAAGCTTTAAACATGTTTTTCCAAACTGGTTCTGTAATTGGTAGGTCGTTTACAAGTGAAGGTGATAGAAATCCTGGAAAAGTACCTATTCAAGAAATCACAAGTGGTACTGGTGGTGGTAAAATGCAAGCTCTTATAGGTAACTATAATTACTATATGCAAATGATAAGAGATGTAACCGGGCTTAACGAAGCTAGAGACGGTAGTACTCCTGATAAAAACGCTTTAGTTGGTGTTCAAAAGTTAGCAGCAGCAAATTCAAACACTGCCACTAGACATATATTACAGGCAGGTTTGTTTTTAACAGCTGAAACAGCCGAGTGTTTATCACTTAGAATATCTGATATATTAGAATACTCTCCAACAAAAGATGCTTTTATTCAAGCTATTGGCGCTCACAACGTGGGCACTCTTGAGGACATGTCTGAATTACATCTTTATGACTTTGGTATATTTATAGAGCTTCAACCAGATGAAGAGGAAAAATCTGCGCTTGAAAACAATATACAAATGGCACTACAACAAAAGAGTATAGAGTTAGAAGATGCTATTGATCTTAGAGATATAAGGAATATAAAATTGGCAAACGCGCTTTTAAAACTGCGTAGGAAAAAGAAAGAGCAAAAAGACAGACAGTTACAAACAGAAAACATTAAAGCTCAATCGGATTCTAATACTAAAGCAGCTCAAGCCGCTTCACAGATGGAAATGCAAAAGAATAAAGCCATAAGTGATGGTAAAACTCAGTTAGAACAATTAAAAGCACAAATCGACACAGCAAAAATGCAGCAAGAAGCTGCTATTAAAAAAGAGCTAATGGCAATTGAGTTTCAGTACAATATGCAATTGAAAAACGCGGAAGTTAGTGGTGTTGTAAATAGAGAAACACAAAAAGAAAACCGAAAAGATCAAAGAACAAAAATTCAAGCAACTCAACAAAGTGAGATGATTGAACAAAGAAATGCTAAAAAACCACCTAAAAACTTTGAAAACGCAAGCGGTAATATACTAGGTGGAGATTTTGAGCTATAGAATTATTAATTATTATTATATTATATTATGGAAGAAGAAAATGAAAAAGTAATCGAAGAGGTTACACAAGAAGTAAACCAAGCAGATCCAGGTGATGAAAACGTGGTACAAGTTGATGAAAGTAAATTTGAATCTGCTGGAGACGACAGTGTTTTAAAAGTAGATTTAAGTAAACCCCCAACACCAAGAAAAGATGAAATTAAAGAAAGTGACGCTGACAACAGCGGAGTGGTTGATGGCGTTGAAAATGCCGACACCACACAAAAACAAGAAAAAGTACAACCGGAAGCACAAGCACAAGAAGCTCCAGTATTAGAAGAAATTACTGAAGAAGAAGTTGAAAAGGTTGAAGAAGAGGTTGAAGAAGCTATAGCAGAAGCCCAAGCTACCGGGAAACCGCTACCAGAAAATATTCAAAAGTTAATGGACTTTATGGATGAGACTGGTGGAGATTTAAGTGATTATGTAAAGCTTAATCAAGATTATAGCAAGTTAGATGACAATAGCTTATTAAGAGAGTTTTATACACAGACAAAACCTCATTTAGATAAAGAAGAAATTAGCTTCCTTATGGAAGATACATTCTCTTACGACGAAGATATTGACGATGATAGAGATATACGTAGAAAAAAATTAGCGCTTAAAGAGCAAGTTGCCAGCGCTAAAAGCCACTTAGACGGGCAAAAGTCTACATACTATGAAGAAATTAAAGCTGGATCGAAGCTCACAACAGAGCAACAGAAAGCAGTTAACTTCTTTGATAGATATAACAAGGAGTCAGAAGTAACTCAAAAAACAGTTAAAACAAACACTGATATTTTTACACAAAAAACAAACAATGTTTTTAACGACAAATTCAAAGGTTTTGAATACAACGTCGGTGATAAAAAATACAGGTTTAACGTAAACAATGCTGAAGAGGTTAAAAATACTCAAAGCGACATAAGCAATTTTACCAAAAAGTTTTTGGATAAAAACTCTGCTTTAACAGACGCTAAGGGTTATCATAAATCTCTGTACACGGCGATGAACGCTGATGCTGTTGCAAAACACTTTTACGACCAAGGTAAAGCAGATGCTATGAAAAATAGTATGGCTAAAGCCAAGAACGTTGATATGAACCCAAGACAAGCTCATGGGGAAATAAAAACAGGTGGTTTAAAGTATAAAGTGTTAGGACAAGATTCTTCTGATTTTAAGTTTAAAATTAAAAACAATAAATTTAAAAATTAAAAAAACAAAATTATGGCAATTACAAATGGAACTAATTTGAATAGTGTTCCTTCTTCACAGAAGCAAACATTATCTACAAATTATTTAGATCTTTCATCAGCTGACAATGCTGGTTGGGGTCAACAATATGTACCAGATCTTATGGAAAAAGAAGCTGAGGTGTTCGGACAAAGAACTATTTCAGGTTTCTTATCTCAAGTGGGAGCTGAAGAGGCTATGACCGCTGATCAAGTGGTTTGGTCTGAACAATCAAGACTACACATCTCTGTGAAAGGTACAGTTATTGTAGCTGGTTCTACAAACGGTACATTTACAGTTACTGGTGATATTGACGGAAACGTTGGTACAGGCTCGGGAGATTTCATCGTTGCAAACCACGGTGTTAGAACTAATGACATTGTGCTTATCGCAAGTGCTGGTATCGTTACTCAATGTTTAGTTGTTGATGCTGATACAGCTGTTATACAAGTTGAACCTTATGATAAAGCTACCTTAGCTGGTCACGCGACTGGAACTGGAGTTTCTACTTTATTAGTTGTAGGTTCTGAATATGCAAAAGGAACTGCTTACCTTAACGGTGATGGTGCTGCTGCTGATTCACGTACTCCAGCTAACGAAGCAACTTTTAAAACTTTTACTAACAAGCCAATCATAATGAAAGATTACTACGAGGTTTCAGGATCTGACGCTTCTAGAATTGGATGGGTTGAAACTTCTTCTGAAGATGGCGCATCAGGTTACTTATGGTACTTAAAAGCTGCTTCTGATACAAGAGCTAGATTTAACGATTACGTTGAAATGGCAATGCTTGAAAGCGTTAGAGGATCTAACTCAACAGTTGTTGATACTACTTTAGGCGCTGCTGCTGATGCTGGTGTTGGTACTCAAGGTTTATTCGATGCTATTACTGATAGAGGTAATGTTACTTCTGGTGTTACTGGTGTTAACGCTGCAACTGATTTAGCTGAATTTGATGCTATCTTAGCTGAGTTTGATTCTCAAGGTGCCATTGAAGAAAACATGTTGTTTGTAAACAGAGCTACTTCGTTAGCAATGGATGACATGTTAGCTTCTATGAATTCTTACGGAGCTGGAGGTACTTCTTACGGAGTGTTTGACAATTCTGAAGATATGGCATTGAACTTAGGTTTTTCTGGTTTCAGAAGAGGTTCTTACGACTTCTACAAGTCTGACATGAGATACTTAAACGATAAAGCAACAAGAGGTGGTATTAACGCAACTGCTGGATCTGCTGCTATTAGAGGGGTTATTGTTCCTGCTGGAGTATCTTCAGTTTATGACCAACAATTAGGAAAGAACATGAAACGTCCTTTTTTACACGTTCGTTACAGAGCTTCGCAAACTGATGATAGAAGAATGAAAACTTGGACAACTGGTTCTGTTGGAGCTGCAACTTCTGCTTTAGATGCAATGCAAATGCATTTTTTATCTGAAAGATGTTTAATTACACAAGGTGCTAACAATTTCATGTTAATGAAATAAGTACTATTATATTTAAGAGGTTGGGGGTAATTCCCCAACCCCTTTTATTTTATTAATTTATATTATATTATATTATGGCTAAAAAAGCTAACACAACAAAGAAGGTTGAGGTAAAACCTCAAATCGAAACAATGGAAGAAGTAGTTACAGAATTTTTTGAAGATACTGTGGTTGCTGAACCAAAAATTAAAAAACCGGTTATGGAAAGTCCAGAGCCAAAAAAAAATACTTGGGAACTAAAAGATAGAATATATTATCTAAAAGGTAACAAAAGACCGGTTTCAAGAATGATTAGATCAGCTAACTTATACTATTTTGATGAAAAATTACAGTACTCAAGAGAAATAAAATACTGCGAAAACCAAACAACACCGTTTGTGGATGAAATGAAAGGTGATCAAAGGTTAGCTCACATCATTTTTAGATCAGGAAGTTTGTTTGTGCCTAAGGAAAAAACTGGATTACAAAAGTTTCTTACTTTGTACCATCCAGATCGCGACGTTATGTTTTACGAAGACAAGCCAGTTGCAAATGCAATTAGTGACATAGCTTGGTTAGAAATGGAAATTGAAGCTTTAAACGCAGCAAAAAATTTAGATATAGATTTAGCAGAAGCCGTTATGCGGGTAGAGTCAGGATCTAAGGTATCAGAAATGAGTTCTAAAGAGCTTAAAAGAGATTTGTTATTGTATGCTAGAAAAAATCCTGAATTGTTCTTAGAGCTAGTAAACGATGATAATGTAGTACTTAGAAACTTTGGTATTAAAGCGACTGAGATGGGTATATTAAAACTATCTAATGATCAAAGAACTTTTTCATGGGGATCTAACGATAGAAAACTAATGAACGTTCCGTTTGATGAGCACCCTTACTCAGCTTTAGCCGCTTGGTTTAAAACTGACGAAGGAATGGAGATTTACTCCAATATTGAAAAAAGATTAAATTAATCTAACTGTAGATGCGGTCGCTCTACGGGGCGATCGTAAACTACAAACAAAAAAGAAATTATGGCAGTAAGTATAGATAGAGTATATCAGAAAGTTTTGGCTTTAGCTAATAAAGAACAAAGAGGCTATATAACACCTCAAGAGTTTAACTTATTTGCTGATCACGCTCAAATGGAAATTTTTGATCAATATTTTTACGACCTAGATACAGTTAGTCGAAAAATGCAAAATGAAATGGACTACACTGATAAATCTGAACATTTACTCGAAAAAATTAGCATATTTGAAAGGCATAATATCACCGCTTCACTTGCAAACTCTTTTGGAGACGTTCCACTAAGTGGATATAAAGTGTATAGATTAGGTAGTGTTGCAGTTAAATATCAATCTACTGGAACGCTTATGGCAGAAGAAATAGACTTTGAAGACGTGGAAAGGTATGACACTCCATTGACAAGGCAGTTTGGTAGCTCTGGCACCACGCTCAACATTAACAATTTAGTAGGCCCAGTTTTTACAAGATCTACGGGTTCAGGAGGCATAAAATTAAAAATAAGACCGTGGCCTTCTATATCAACAGACTCTGTTTATATTTCATTTGTTGAACACCCAACTTCTCCTAACTGGACATACAATATAGTTGGCGGGAGTGCTATGTATAATCCAACAAACCCTAACTATCGCAACTTTTCCCTACACAGTTCAGAGGAAAATAATTTAGTTATAAAAATACTACAACTAGCTGGTATATCTATTAAAGATCCTCAATTAACTCAAATAGCAGCTCAAGAAGAAATATCAACTAAACGAGAAAAAATATAATAAATGGGACTAAGAAAAAATTTGACAGATAAAAATTATTACGAAGGCCAAGAGCAGCTTGGTGGTTATCAGTTTGTGTCTTTACAAAATATCATAAGGCAGTTTCAAATAGCATATATTGGTAATAATAAGATAATTCCATATATGAAAAAGATAGATGTAGCTTTTTACGCGCAAAGAGCGCTACAAGAATTATCATTTGACACGCTTAAGTCTTTTAAGGCCTATCAAATTGATGTTGCTCCTAACCTTCAAATGATACTACCACATGACTATGTTAATTATACTAAATTATCTTTAGTTGACTCCGCTGGAATAAAACACCCATTATACCCTACTAGTAGCACAAGTAATCCATTCCAGATATGGCAAGATGATGAAGGTGGATATGGTGAGTATGAATTTCCTGAGGACTTAGAGCTAGTTGTTAATGGAGATTTCTCTGCGCCCACTAATGCAAACAATAAACCTGCGGCCCCTTGGTATAGAAACATGATACCTCAAACAGGTAACTATTCAACATTTTTTGCAAACATTGAAGTGTTAGACGACGCGCTAAAATTTAGTCATAGGACTAGAAGTTCCCATGGCTACGTTGCATGGGGTAACTCTATTGGCGCTTGGCAACTCTTAGATGTTAGCGACCAAGACTTTATTGATTTTAGCGCATTGGGCACGGCTCGCAACCAGTCAAACGGGACAGGCGTACTAAGGGTTGGTATAACCACTAAACTTCCAGACAGTAACACTAAAATTATACCTCAAAACGACTCAATCTCAGGTGTTAATCACTTGCTTAGCGCTTACAACCTAACTAACATTGATGGAAACCCTAGTTATTTAGAATGGGCTGCCGCCGATGGTCAGGTTGAAAAAGAACTATTAAGAGTTAATGTTATTGGATTGAACTCTGTTTATATTTTTGTTGTTTCATTTCAAGATTTTATTACTGGAACTGGAAACGAAAGCGAAACATTAACTCAAACAAATGAAATAGACAACGTATCGGTAAAAAACAGTAGAAGCAGCACTATGTTGCAAGAAAATCCAGGTAATGAAAATAGTTCTTCTACTTGGAATAATTTTAAATCAAAAACCTCATCTGAAAACAACAATGACGATTACGAAGACGATACTTATTGGCCAAATGCTGGTAGAAGATATGGGTTAGATCCTCAGCACGCACAAATAAATGGGTCGTTTTTTATAGATCAAAGATTAGGAAAAATACATTTTAGTTCTAATATTAGTGGAAAAACTGTGATCTTAGATTATATAAGCGATAGCCTTGGTACAGACGCTGAAATGCAAGTTCATAAGTTTGCTGAAGAAGCCATGTACAAGCACATGGTACACGCTATACTGTCTACGTCTTCGTTTGGACAAGGATTAGTACCTAGATTAACAAAAGAAAAATTTGCAGCTATAAGAAAAGCTAAATTAAGATTATCAAATATTAAGTTAGAAGAATTAACTCAAATACTAAGAGGTAAGTCTAAACAAATAAAACACTAGTAAATGCCAGAAATTAAGAGTAGTTTTCTTGGAGGTAAGATGAATAAGGATCTTGATGAAAGATTGTTACCTAAAGGCCAATATAGAAACGCTGAAAACATAGAGATTTCAACAGCTGAAAGCGCTAACGTTGGTGCTGCTAAAAGTATACTTGGAAATAAAAGGCTTGAATTTTTAATTTCAAATGATTTTACCTGTGTTGGTAGTTTAGCTGATGAAAAAACAAATAAGCTTTACTGGTTTGTTACTACTTATTTAGAAGATGGTATATTTGAGTATGACACTATTAACGATATTGTGCTACCCGTGCTTCTTGACTTAAACGCTAGTAACTCTAACGCTGTTTTAAGATTTGGAACTTCACCTATAACCGGTATAAACGTAATAGATAATTTACTGCTATGGACAGATAATCTAACTAATCCAAAAAAAATAAACATAGACGAATGCAAAAAAGGAACGTCTATTAATGGTGATGGATCTTGGAATCACACTCAATTGTCATTTCCAAACGGAAGCTTTGATGGTGTAACACTAGAAAATATTGCACCTACCCCATTTGAAGTTCATGATGGTGTAAATTTTTTAGAAAAACGTTATCCAAAAGGTAGGTATTTCTTTTTTCAAGAAAAACAAATAAGTCGAGCTTTAGGGTTTCCGGATGGTATACCAGATTCCTCATCTCATTACCTGCGTCAATATCGAAATGGAGTACTTTTAAGAAGAGTTAGATGTAAATTGTGGACTAATTCTACGGACTTGGGAGGTGGTAGCAGCAATGGAACGCATGGTAGAATAGCTGCTTCGGATCCTGCTTTTACGCCGTTTGAACAAAACCAAAATTACGTAACAGTTCCTGACTTTCACCAAGGTGATATATTATTTGGTGACAATGTTACGGTGGATATAAAAGAAAAGCATATAACAATTATTAGACCAAAACCTTTTCTCGCTCCTTCAACAAAAATTAATCACAAGAGAGGACTAGACTCTCGATTAGGAATACCAAATTTATTTGAAACGGTTTTTCCAAGATTTTCCTATAGATATAAATATAGAGATGGAGAGTTTTCTTCTTTTGCACCATTTACAAATGCTGTTTTTAACCCAATATATCCAAAAGATTTAAATAATTCTTCAGAAACTAATGTTTTTCACACTAAGGATAATATTTATGGTATAACTGACCCTAGTAATAAAGCAATGAAAAACTCAATAAATTCTATTGAGTTAAGTGGTTTTATTAACGCAAAAACCCCAGAGGATGTGATTGAGGTTGATGTTTTGTACAAACAAGAAAACTCTAGCGTAGTATATTCAATAGCAACAATAAAACACAATGATCCAGAGTGGCACTTACCAGCTAATGATGAAGGGTATAACCTAGGATATAGCAATGACCACCCCGCTTTTAAAGCCGCAGGTGGATATACTAAGGGCAAGTACATTGTTAATACAGAAAACATTTACGCTGCTTTACCAACTAATCAATTGCTTAGACCATGGGATAACGTTCCAAGAAGAGCAAAAGCACAAGAGGTAACAGGAAATAGAGTTGTATATGGTAATTATTTGCAAAATTACAATTTAGGCGAGCATAGAACAAAAATTAAAGTTAATTACAGTGATAGAAGTAGTAATATAGGTTCGTTTAACACACAAGCGCTACCATCTATAAAGTCGCAAAGAAACTATCAGTTAGGAGTTGTTTATTGTGATAAATACGGTAGAGAAACACCAGTATTTACATCAACCACAGCAGCGGTAACCGTACCTTGGGCCGATCCTAATGGTTTAAAAAATGCGAGCAGAAGCCTTCAATTAAATGCTAATGTAGCTGCCAATTTTCCAGAATGGATAGATTCAATAAAGTTTTATATAAAAGAAACTTCTAACGAGTACTATAACTTGGTAATGGATAGAGCTTGGGTTAGTCAAAGCACTGATGATTTAGATAATTCAGAGGGGCACTTGTGGATATCTTTTCCATCTTCAGATAGAAATAAAATTACAGAAGGAAAATTCATTGTATTAAAGAAAAAAATTGGATTAGAAGAGGGGCAGATTGCAGTTGAAAACAAGTTTAAAGTGATAAATATTTCAAATGAAGCTCCTGATGCTATAAAATACGAGTTGATTAACCAAGGCATTATTACTGCCGCTAGTGATATTGAAAGTATATTCAATAACGCCGATAGCAGAATGGATGTTCCTAATAACAACAATATTTATTTAGACGCTAGTGGATGGAAAACTAGTGGTTTTAAAGGTGTTCCTCTGGAGCATGGGGAAACACCTGTAGATAGCGCTTTGGATGTTAGTAATATATATATATCTTGGTACAGAATTATTAGTGGATCAAGAGTGGCGTCTAAAAAATACAAGGTTGCTGGTGGGCGCTTGGATAGTTCTGGTTACATGCTTAAGTTGAAAAATGAAATATCTTCAATTGACGCGGATATAGCACACTTTAATGGAGATTCTAGTGAAGCGTCTCAACCCACAAATATGAACAGTGATTTAGTTGTAGAGCTTCAGCGAAAAGAACTTAAAACAGGTGAGGATTTTTCAGGTTCATTTTTTGTAAAAATATCAAAAAATCAAGTCTCAGATATAATAGAACAAACCAATGTTACTAGTGTTTTAGATAACCATCAAGTAAATGCTAAAACGCCTTGTTGGTGGTGGAGAGATGATATAGCGGTTGATAACAACGTAAGAGCATATCAATCTACTTATGGTATTACTAATTACAATGGGTACGATTCCGGAGCGCATAGTGGTGGTAATTCTATTCAATCTGCGGATAACAACGTTTTAGGCGACGTGGGTATTACTAATGATACACTTGACACTTCAGACTACGCTGAAATATGGAGCGGTATATACGATAACTATGTGGTAAATAATGTGGGTACGTTTTTTCTTGATGGGATGTATATGGCTTCAGGACAAAGCGATGCTAGTAACTACGCAAAATACAATTGCGTAACGTGGTCTGGAGCACACAAAGATAAAAACAAAAGTACCTATCATATCAAAGGTCTTTCTGCGTGGAGTTATCCGCCGCTAAAAACCTGGTTAGGTGACTATGAAGATTCTACTGCTCTTATAGAAAACCTAGAAACAGACACTCCGCTGCTACTTAACAACATGTTAATATCAACTTCACCAGCGCTTCCAGAAAACGCATCTTGGCTTGACAACAGAGTAGATGGTTGGGTAGGACACTCGCAGCGTGTTGAAAGAAATTTCGGTGAAGCCCCTAGTGTGTTGAGAAAAGGAACATCACACGTTAATGGATTAGAAGGTATTGTTACTTCTGGAACAGATCATGCTGACAATGGTAGAAGATGGTTAAGTGGTATATCTGGTAACCCAACTGAGTATGGGGTTGGGGTTGACACTAAAACATACTCAGACAACGGTGAAACTGGAAGGCATTTTATGCATTTATCATTCTTTGCACCAGGCGACGACCTACACGATGGTAATGTAACTATTGATGATGGATCAGACGGTAATTCATTTACACTGTTTGAAGGCGGGGCGGTTGGAAGAAGATTACAAGGAATATGGGGTGGTGGGCACTTTACCGGTGATAATTTAAATGATACAATTGGAAATGGTACTACAGATGAAACTCGCCATCAACATTTATGTTTAGAGGGTAATTACGATTCAAATGGTGATTTTCTCTCTGCGGCACCTGGTCCGGGTGTTGGCTTTGGTTACGACTTAAAATACAAAGAACTACACGAGAGACAATGGGATCCAACTTTTCCTTCTGATCCTGGCAATAAAATACGTGATTTTATAAGAAACATACATGCTGGTTCGCAATTTAAATTCAACCCATATTTAGAAGACCTAACTAATGCTAATGAAACTATTTACACTATAAAAAGTGTAGATGTAAAAAAAATATATAACCATACTTCTTGGAGAAACACTTTTAATAGATGGGAAGAGATTGACGGTTACACGGCAGAAGCTGAAGATAAAAAATTCTGGTCTGTAGAGCGAGCAGCTATGGACTGGCTTCAATACATAGGTTCGGATGGTAAAAAAATCTATTCTGCCGAATGGGCGGCAGCGTCCAACTTAATGAGTGATAAAATCCAAGATTTTGGAAAATCTCATAACAGAAGACTTTGTTATATAATAGAGTTAGATAAAGATCCAACTAAAAACGGAAACTTTAATCCTATAGATACAGGTGTAGCACTAGGTAGAATGACAGCTGATCAAACTAATAATGAGTATCATAATATTGAATTTTTAGATAAAATTAAGTCAGTAGCTGGTATTAATGATTTAAATAAATATCCAGCAATTTGGGAAACTGACCCTGCCAAACAACAAGTTGATTTAGATATATACTTCGAGGCAAGTAGTAATATACCTGTTAGACTAAATAATAATACAAACGAAATATTTGCGCCAATAGGTTGTAGGGTTGAACTGCTTAATTCTCCAGTGGCAGGCCTGTCTTACTTAACCGAGTGGAATAATAACATAGCTACATTAACCCCAGGTTTTGCTGTTTTTGACAGTGTGAATGAAATAAATTACTCAGGCGTTTCGTTTAAGTTTATAAAAGAAGATGGTAGTTATGTTATAGCAAAAGCAGGGGCCAACCAACTAACTGGAGCTATTTCAACTGATCCTCCTAAAACTCTTTTTACCTTTGATGAAAACATTGGAGAAAACATAAGAGTTGGTTTAAATTGGAACAATTGCTTTTCATTTGGAAACGGTTTGGAGTCTAATAGAATTGGAGATGACTTCAATGAAATGTTTCTTGTTAACGGTGTTAAAGCATCAACAACTACGCAAATAACCTACCAAGAAGAACGTAGATCAACTGGGTTGATTTATTCTGGGCTTTACAACTCTAACTCTGGCGTTAATGATCTTAATCAGTTTATAATGGCTGAGAAGATCACTAAGGACTTAAACCCTACGTTTGGTAGTATACAAAAATTATTTCAAAGAAGAATTAGCTTGGTAGCTTTTTGTGAGGATAGGGTTATTAGTATAACCTCAAATAAAGACGCTATATACAACGCTGATGGAAACCCACAATTAATAGCTTCTGACAGTGTACTTGGTGATGCTAATCCTTTTGAGGGTAACTATGGTATATCCAAAAACCCAGAATCATTTGCATCAGAAAGCTATAGAGCTTACTTTACAGATAAAAATAAAGGAGCAGTTGTCAGATTGTCTAAAGATGGTTTAACACCTATATCTACCGGAGGAATGCATGATTGGTTTAGAGACAATTTAAAAGGTTACACCGCCTTAATAGGAACGTATGACGCTTATAAGGAAGACTATAACTTAACTTTGTCTCACAAGTTTTCAGAAAACATTATTTTTAATTCATACTTAGAAAGCGGTGGTATAGCATCAACCACAGAAATGGGTCAAATAGCTAATGAACTTCAAAACCCAAGTATTTTTAGTGGCATGAGCTTGCAGTACCCTTATGAGATAGATAACATATTAACAGACAATAACTATACGTGGGGAAATATTAATGAAGAATTAATAAGTACTGTTTTAGTTACAAATCACGCCGTTATACCTGAGGGGTCATTGCAGGCTTACGTGCCCTACTTGGCTCCAGTGGATTATGTAGAAGAAGTAATTGGTGTTGAGGCGGTTTTAGCGGTTACTGAAGTTATAGGCGTAGAATACGTAGAGGCAGTGGCTGAAGTTGTAGGCGTAGAATACCAAGCCGCAGTGGAATACGTAGAATACGTAGAGGCAGTGGCTGAAGTAACGGCTGAAGATGAGGTTCTTGCACAAGACGCAATAGCGTTTAGTGCAGGAGTAGTTGGAGTAGATTATAGTGCTCCAGAGTTTGCTATTGATCCTGATGCCAGTGGAAATGGTTTTATTTACAATGGGCCTTTTATAGCTGGATGGAATGAAACAACGGGGGATATTTTTGGGGTAAACCGAGTTGATTATTCTGATTCCCTCAAGCCTTCTACCATAGTTAGAAAATGGGGCGCAAACGTATATGACGAAGATCAAACCAATTTTCAAGGGTCAGGTGCAAACAACAGCAACCTATGGTATGATTATGGCCAACCTGGAGCAGTCGCGCACACTTATGCGCAAATATATGGAGTGATAGGATGGAGATACGCTGGTAAAGCTCTTGGAAAAATCACTCAAGATGCCACTGGCTCCAATCAGGGTACTCAAGGGGCAATACTTTTTAATAGAACTTACCCAAACAATACTAGATACGTTGAGTTTAAAGATCTAGGACAACCCCCTAATAATGGCCAAGGTTTGTTGGATCTGTACAACTATCAAGCGGGGCAACTTGACAATGAAAACTCTGCTATGTTTGCTGGTGACGAAATAGAAATAAAGGTTATACTTAAGATTAGTATAACAAGTACATTCACTTCAGGAAACAATACCAGTTACCCAAATTTAGCACATAATCACGTTATTCCTCAAATAGAACTGCATGACGGTAGTGGCGGTATTATTTCTCCTGATAAAATAATGTCAACATCAGTAATAGTACAATCCCCCACCTTAAACCAAAACTTATACAACCCAGTATACTACGCATATACTCCTTTTATTACTGAAACAGCTTACAATACGAGTGGTATAAATGCAGATATTGATCTTGGGTTTGTTTCGTCGGCGCAAGTTGTATTTCCTCAAACACAATATACCACTACATCAACGGGGCAAAGCGATAGTACTCCTGTTGCTGTTTACACACTTAAGTTTCGCGTAAAATTTAAAGATCCTGCTCAAAGTTACACCAGTGCTTCAAACTCTTATGTTGACTCAAAAGTTGTAGATGATCTTAGAATTCGCGTGTGTAACGTAATGCCTTTAAGTACCTTGCCAATTTATAATGGAGTTTCAAATGATTATCAAGGATCAGGCCCAAGTCCATTACGTGGTAGAGCAAAGTTTTGGGTGCATGAATTAGTCGCGACTAAAACGCTTGGGATAATAAAGCCAGACGTTGAGTTTGTTCAATTTGTTGAAGAACAACAAGCTCAAGACGCGCAGGCGTACGTAGCGGCTGTTGAGTATCAACCAGCTATTGATGAGGTTCTTGAAGTACTCGCGTCTGATGAAGTTGAATTTGTTCAAGCGCAAGAAGCTATACAAGGAGTCGATGCTGTTTTAGCCGTGGCACCTGTTGATGCTGTTGATTTTGTTCAAGCGGTATTAGGGGTTGATGAAGTGCTGGAAATAGCAGAGGTGGCTGCCGTACCACCTTATGAAGTTGAAGCGTGGACACAAGTAACGCACCAAGGTCTTAATAATTGGTTAATAAATACAAGTGGAGGCGCGGATTCATACGTATCAGCAACTACTATAAATAACTTTGGAGGAGACTATCCAGCTGTTAGTGCCTCTGGTTTTGCTCAAAACTCAGATCCAGCAATTTCAGGCGGAAGCATAATCAATTATGTAACACCTGGTGTAGAGCCTACCTCAGGTAGTCCTTTTGGGACTTCTCCATATGCTGGTATTGGGTATGGAAACGGTACGTCTAACTCAGGTACAATAATTGAACACGACAACTCCTATGTTTTAATAGATACCGTTAATTATACTGGAAATTGGAATGCTCAATCTTTTTCAATATATCAAGATATATCAGCAACAAGTCTTGTGGTAAATGAATGGTATTTAATTGATGTTGAATTTGATGAATCACACAACGCTAGTACTGGTAATAATTCTAACGGAAATGGTTTGGTTGAAGTTGATGGGGTTGTTGATAGATCAGGAACACTTGGCACCGAAATTAGCCCACAAGGCGTTGGTTTTTATTCTGGAGTAAATGCACATACGAATTGCGGCTTAGTTCCAACGGTTAGAACTGAGTACGGTAATACTGATGGGTCTGGTGATAACAAACTTGTTTTAAGAGGTATTTTTAAGTTCCACTCTAATAGTTGGCGTGAAACTTCAGGTAGTGCTACAAATTATTTACGCTTGCTATTTACTGATTTTACAAACACGGCTAAAATTACTAAAATAATTACTAGAAGCCTAGAAACAACAACAACAACTGGTACGGCTAATCATTGGTATCATTTTAGTGATGATCAAGCGCATTCATTTTCACCTAAAGCAATGTACTGGCAATCAAATGGGTCAGCTGCAACCGCTAAGACGCTTTGTTTTGAAGAGGGTGTTGGTGGGACAGAAAACGTAAGTGTGGGATTAGGTGCTTCTTTTTGGGCACAAGATCTTCCGTTTGGAGGCGCCATGGCAACATCGGTGGTAGGTTGGAAGTTTAAATTTAAAATAACTAACAATCCAAGAACAAATACGTTTTTAGGCGCCTTAAACGCTTATATAAACACAGAGGTAAGCATAGACAACTCTAGCGACGGTGGGGTTACAGCCAAGTCCCTAGGTATACTTGTTAAAGATATAGATGCTGTTGGCGATTACGAAATTGACTTTAATTTTGAAACTAGTGACTCTAATTGGACTATAAACGCGCCTGCTGGAGCGTCTACAACCTTGGAGGTTTATCCAAATCCAACATCAGTTGAAGCTGAAAACAAACTAGTGTTTTACACGCAAAACAATACTCAAACAATTTGCGGTATTAAAGACACTGTTATTGGAGATAAAACTTTAGTTTTATTAGGTGGATCAATTGGCTCTTGGGACTGGCGTGGGTTTGACCAAACCCAAGACAACTTTATAACCTGGGATAATGTTGTTGATATTAATACGGGTACTAGTCAAAACAGAATTGAATTTACTAATTGCCCATTTGTAGACGGTGATAACCGTGAAATTGTAAGCGCAAGCCAGTACGTGGACACTGTAATTAACAGATATGAGCATTGGACTGTTAGTATTGATCATGGTATTTATGCTGGCGATTTAAGCGTATACTATTTTAACTCTAAAGGATTTGGATTTAGAATATTTGGCATAAATAGTTCTAACCAAGGAACTCTTGTAACAAACGTAGTTGTAGGCGCTCTTAGTTGGGAAAGTATAAATCCGGCTGATGAAGATCTTTTGCCTGAAATGAAAAACGCCTTTGTCATTAGGCCGCAGTCTAATAGCGCGCCTGTTAGTGGTTGGGTTGACAATGTAACTATGACTAGGAACTTTGCCTTAGAAACTACTAGTAACGGAAACCCTATTTACACTAGCAAAACAATATCTTTTAACGAAGGAGCAAATGGATGGACTAGTTTTAAAAGCTTTGTTCCTGAAAGCGGTTTTAGTGTATCTAAAAATTACTTTACATTTGATAAGGGTGGATTGTTTAAGCATTACGCTCCAATGATTTATGATGCTGCCGCTCAAGAGTATGTAGATTCTTCAGAAGAAATAGCTGAAAACTACAATATATTTTATGGTGTAGATACGTACAAGTCTAGTATAACAACCATATTAAATGATCAACCTGGTATTGTAAAAACATTTAATACTTTGAATTACGAGGGTAGCCAAGGAAACGTTAAGCTACCATCACTAGTACAACAAGTTAACATTAATAACGCCGCGGCTTGGAGTAGCGGTAGTGATATTTTAGGCTGGAAGTGCACTGATATTACAACTGACTTAGAAGCTGGTTCTGTTAAAGAGTTTATAAAAAAAGAAGGAAAATGGTTTGGCTATATAAAAGGTGCCACTCATTCAGCTGCTGTTTTAGATACTAGTCGCTTTAGCGTTCAAGGTATAGGCGTGCCTTCTTCAATATCATCAACACCTATAATGGTGCCAGAAGGTACCGTTGGTCTTACTCAATAAATAAAATAAACCATGTCATATCATAATTCATCGAGTTCTTATAGTCCACCTGCTACCTCTCAAAGGCAAGCAGCACCACCTGGATATCATTATATGCCAGACGGAAGTTTAATGCTTGACTCGCAAATGGTAACACCACCAAGCACGCCGCTTGCCACGCCACTACCAGAAGATGAAAATTTATTTGAAGAACCACTTATATTTGAATCCTCCGTAGGAGATGGAGGGTTTAACACAGCAAGATTAGCTAGTCAAAGTATAGTTTTGATAAAAAGTTTAATAATGGATGAGTCCGAGATGCCATTAGCCGAAACAACTAGACAATTTACGGTTATAGGCACTGTTGGCTCGCAATTTACAATGCACATTACTCAAGAAGATACTATTAAGTACTATGATTTTGTTGAACAAACATTTAACAACGGTCACGTTGGTCGCAATAACAATTTGGTTGTTACTTTACTTGGTGGTAATTACAGTAACAATATAGTCTTTCCTAGTGGTGGTGGGACTTACAACATCACTTTAACGCCTTTATTAGGAACGTTGGTTAGTGGTGGTTATAATGTTTTAAATCGCAAAATAAGCAAACAGGCTAGCAATCCACAAATAACATTTAAAGCTTTTACAGCTAACACAAATAATTATGCTACGTTTCCAACCTCAACTTCGTCTGGATCTTTAAATAGCCATGATACTTTTGACTTTAACTGGGATATAACAAACGCATCTACAGATGCTGGTGGGTTTGGTTTAATTCCAACAAATAACTTTAAAGATCTTAATTTGATAAAGAATTCATGGTTTTTTACAACAACAGAAACTGTTGATGGCGCTGTGGCACCTAGTGACTCTAACTTAGGTCTTATTGTTAAAGTAGACGATTTAACTGATATAGGTGTTGGTTCTTATATATCAGCGGTAAGTGCTGGCAGTTTAGTTGGGAGTCCAGTAGTCACAAATATCAATACTGCAACTAAAGAAATAACACTAAACACTGCACAAACTTTTGCTAATAATATAACGCTAACGTTTAGAGCCGATGGTGTGACAGCTATTGAAAAAGCAATAGGTGTAAAAATGACTTTTAATTTTGGAAAACTAGATGAAGAAAAATTTAAAAAAACAAATAAGCTAGTAAAAACAGTTAGAGCCGGTAGTAGTGGTACCACTGTCAATTTAAACGGAACTTATGGTGTTGGGCACAATGATACCTCTGCCTTTATTAGTGGGGTTGGAATAACCACAGCTACTGTCGTAAGTGTTAGCGCTAGTAGTGGTGCTGGATCTATGGTAGTTAGTGTTTCCCAAGGAACACTAACCGTTGGTACATCAATTTTATTTGATAATATAGTTCAAGTTTTTAATGTTTTTGGAAACATAAGAATATTTAGTTATCCAAGTGCAAATCAGGATATATACTTAGATATAGATAAATTTTTAACCCCAGGAACGGCATCATAACAAAATAAACTATGCACACTAAATTAACGTTTGAACATCCTATAAACCCATCACTACACATTGGAGACGAAGTATACTTTTCCGACACTAGCGCAGATCAAGTGACGGGGTCAAAACCTATTCACGTAGGCCAGGTTTATGGTATTTTTAGAGATGATAATTATATAGTTATAAATACAGCTCCAACTGAACCACCTATGTCTTTGTACGTTAACGTAAACCTTATGCCACTTGTGTTGTTTGCAAAGCACATAGAGACTAACGAGTCTAGTTTAAAAGGTTATTACGCTAATATAACTTTTGAAAACTTATCTAATAAAAAATGCGAGCTATTTGGTTTTGGCTCAGAAACAGATCTTAGTAGTAAATAGGTGGCAAAAAGTGTGACTATATAATCACACTTAATTAAATTAGCAGGAGGAAAATAATTAATTGTAGTAAAAATAAAAATATAAATATGGGTATACTTGGAAACCTTTTTGGAGGTAGAGATAAAAGAAAACAAAAAGATGCAATGGCTGACATGCGAGAGCTGGCAGATGAACAAGTTGACTACTACACTGGGCAGCAGCAAGACGCACAAGACGCTGTAGACGAGTCAAGAGAGGTTTTTGACAACTTTGAGTTTAAAAATGATTTTGAAGATTTACAAAACCCTTACGCTGACATACAAACCGAGTTTGACAATGTTTATGAAAACACTGAAAACGTTTATGAAGGCGCTGAAAACGTTTATGAAGATGCGGTTAATGTAGCCGACGGCATGACAAACGTTGCTGCTGATGCGCAAAACGTATATGCTGGAGCAAAAAATACATTTGCCGGCGCAAAAAACACGTTTGCTGGCATGGACAACGCATATGCTGGTTTAGAAAACAAGTACGAAGGCATGGAAAACCGTTTTGAAGATATGACGGTTGATATGAAGGCCGCTGACTTCCAAGCGCAACAAGGGAAAACACAGCGAGCAAATATTATGCAAGGTTTAAAAGGTGCTGCTGGATCAAGTGGTGTAGCGGGTTTAGCACAAGCCATGGCTAACCAAGGCCAAATGCAATCTCAACAAATAGCCGCTGGTATAGGTCAGCAAGAAAGGCAAAACGCAATGATGTCGGCACAAGAAGGATCTAGAATAGATCAACTACAAAGAGGAGCTGGTATGCAGCTACAATCTCAAGAAGCTGGCGGTGCCATGGCTAACCAACAAGCCGAAAGATCTGGCGCAATGCAACAGCAAAGTATGCAAATGCAAGGAGCTGCAAGTCAACAAGCTCAAATACTAGGCGGGGCAGCAGCACAACAGGCCCAACAATTAGCTGGGGCACAAACTCTCCAGAATCAACAAATTGCAGGGGCTTCCGAACAACAAAATTTAATACTAGGTGGGAGAGATAAACAACAAGATAAAATACTAGCTGGGAGAGATAAACAACAAGATCAAATATTAGCAGGTCAACAAACCGCTGTAAACCAAGGTATAAGCCAAACAAATATACAAGCTGGAGGCCAAGGAGTTGTAGACATGCAAATTGCTCAGGGTAACGCTGATGTTCAAGCGGCAGAATATGGGCAGCTAGCAACAGGGCTTGGTATGGATTATGGCTTATTAGCAGGTGCTAACCAAGGGTTACAAAATGCAATGGGTAATCAAATGAGTGGTTTAGGAAATGAAGCAAATATGTATGGCTCCAATGCGGCTAATAGTATTGGAGGGCAATTTTTACAAGCGGGAGCCACTGTTGCTGCTGGTGCTCTAGGTGCAAAAAGTTCATTTTTATGTGTTCCACAAGGCGTAAATATTGACTGTGAGAATATTAAAAAGCCAATTGAACAAATAAAAGTTGGAGACATGGTTGTAGGTTATAACGGAGATCTTGTTAAAGTGTTGCAAAAACACGAGTACTTAGAAGATCCAAAAGTAGAAAGATTTTACAAGGTTAAGTTTTTAAACACAGAAACAAATAAAACACACGAGGTAGATGTTTGTGACATGCATAGGATTATGGGTGAAAGAGCTATGAACATAACAAAAAATGTTGTTAGTAAAGAAATTTACAGCGGCGTTAACTATAGTTATGATCTATTAACAGAAGATGCTGGTTACAGAATAGATGATATCCCTGTTAACAGTATGATAGAAGAGCTAGCTTTAGCTACATCTAAAACAAACAATAAATAATATGACAAAGTTAAATTCAAGTGCAGACGCAGGTTTAGTAACAGCAGCAACTAGAGCTGGACTAGCAAGCGCGCCAACGGATTATGGTAAGGTGTTTACAGAAATGAGCGCTTATTACGATAATACTATGAGGAAAACTGCTGACATGTGGAAGGCAGTTGGTACAATTGCTGTGGGTTCTTATTTAGGCGTTAAAAAAGCTCAAAGAGCAAAGATGGAAGGACCTGGTGGATTAGAAAATTTAGCTAATGGTGAAAATCTTATAAAACAAGTAAAAGGTTTTGGTAAAGAACTATGGGGAACTAGAAAGTTAGATGGTGGGTGGTTTGGTGAGCAGGCTAAAGCCGCTAGGGTAGAAATAACTAAACGTAAAGATGCTGTGTATGCTTTTGCGCAATCTAATGTTGCTGGCGAACAATCTCTTTATAACATGTTTAATGGTTCTACTGGTAAAAGTGGTAAAAAAACAGCACCAACAATCAATGTAGAGGCAACTGGTTCGTACCCTATGGAAGTGGCAAATGCCTACGCGCAATCTCAAACAGGTGGAACTACTGATCTTGGAAATTACTTTGTACCAGAACCAGATGTAAATGGTAAAATGGCTTGGACATTGTACAATGATGAGAACCTAATAAACTATGAAGCAAAGTCTGTTAAAGAAAATCCTTTTGTAATTAACCCCGACAGTGTATTAGGTCCAGAAATAGAAGATATAAAACTACCTAAACCAAACGGAAAACCCGTAATAGGTGATAATGGAAAAAAAATAAGATACACTATAGCTGATATAAACGGGATGATGACCCAGGTTGATCCAAAAATGAAAGAATTGTTAAACGGTATATACGGTAAGGCTATGCAATCAGGCACAGCAAATGGAGGTAGCGTTGAATTAAATAATTACCAGCAAAACGAAATGAGCGATGCAATGGATTCAATATCTCGTAAACGAACAGCTTGGTTTCAAAAAACAAAATATGGAGAAGATTCAAAGTCATTTTATGGAGAAGTTACTAGTGGTACGGTAACCGCGGCTAATCTTTTTGGGCAAGTAAGCCGGCATGCAGCTGATGGGGAAACAACATTGCAAGCCCAAGGACCTTTGAAAGATATTGATGGCATGTCAGACGGTGTAAAAGGGATTCAAAAAAAAGATTTTGAAAATAGCGATAACTATGAAGCGTTGACAATGGCTATGTTTAATCAAGGTAATGCAAATTACGATCCAGATTTTACCGCTGGAGTGTTTAAGCAATATATGGAAAAAAAGTTAATAGACATTAAGGATCACGCTTGGTCTAGGAGCACAAAAAATCCAGTAAACAAACCTGGATATGTGGCTCCAACTGAATTTAACAGCCTTTTAGCAAACCACGTTCCACTAAAAAGCATTAAGCCTGGTAACATGTATACTGGTGGCAAAAACACTGCCATGGACGGTACCATGAGGGCTACATTTGACTTGGTGTCAAAAGCATTGCACACAAGATCAAGCATTGGTCGTGGTAAAAATAAGATAAGTTGGGATGAAGAAAAACAATCTTACTTCAAAGGAGGAATGGTTATACCTGACAAACGTACTTTGTTTACCGAAGTAATAAGAACTCATTATAAGCAACGAAAAGAAAATAAGGAAGAAATTGGCTTAGAGTATGGAAAACTAACCGATATGTTTCAGATGAGTAATTACTTTACGTCTATACCAGAGTGGGATGGGAGTAGTTACAGGCTTTACCCAAATTTAAAAACAAATAATAATTAAACGTGCAATATGCTAGATTTTTCTAAAATTTTTGATATTTTTAATGACGACGAAGAGGATGAAAAAAAAGATCCTTTTAAAAACATTTTTGACGAGGAAAATAATCCTGAAAAAGAGTCAATTCAAGACAATATATCTTCACCAAAAGTTATTGTACCAAAAATAAATCCTACTCAGCCACTGGGTTCTGAAGATTTTTACTCCTTACTAGAAGGCGAGAATGAGGAGGATCCACTATTAAAAATTAACAAAGAAAAGGTTGATACTACAATAGATCCAGCAACAGGTAAAAAATGGGCTAAAGATGCCGCTGTTGCTAACATGGAGTCTAAGGGTAAAAAAGGCTCTACGTACAAACCTAAAGATCCTGTCAAAAAAGACGAAGAAACACTAGAGGCCTGGTTAAACACAGAATATTTTGGAAAAGGAATTGCTCAAAGCGCTATAGGTAACACTAACTTAACCGCTTACCAAAACAACGATCAATCACTAGGGAAACTTAGACAAGATTTTAAGCGTAACGTAGGAAGAACAGAAACAGGGAGAAAAGCTTTTCCAAACCTATCTGATTCTGACATAGACAATATTTTTACTAATGTTTTTGAATCTAAAGTTAGGGTTGAAAAAGGTATTATATCAAAGGAATCGCAGTATACGGCTATTGATGATGGTTTAAACAAAGGGGTTTCTATTGAAGAAAATGTTAAAGGGTTAAACAATTTAAAAATTAATACTTACAAAAACAAAGCAGAGGCTAGTTATGCTCAAGTTATAGAAAAATTAAAAGGAGATCTTAACGAGAACGAAAGAGATAGTCTGATGACAAGCATAGACAGAGGTACACCTGGTTCGCTAGGAGACATTCTTTTTAATAAAGACGAAACCGTACAAGTAAAAACTTTTGATGGTTTTGTAACAAAAAGAACTGGTAATCGTGTTCCTAAAAACGAGAAGTATGAAATGTTTCACAACCCTGCTACAGGCGCGAACATCAAGAGAGGCGAAAGAAAAGCTATAGTTGCAAATGGTGGCACGGTTGTAGATATTACCGACGCATATGAGACTTACTTAGCGTCATACGAAAATACATCAGC